TGTTCTTGGTTCGTCTAAACTTCCCAACAACGCTAAATACAGTTGCTGACATTGAGTCAGTAGATTCATCAAACGTTATTACAGAAAGAGCAGAGTTCCTAGTGAAAACTGCTCAACTACCTGCATCAACAATTGGAACAATCGATGTTCCTTTCAGAGGTAGAATGCTTAAGGTTGCTGGAGACAGAACATTTGAACCATGGTCTGTTACCGTTGTAAATGACGGTCAATTCGGTATCCGTAAAGCATTTGAAACCTGGTCGAGAGGTATTAATGCATTAACTGAAAATGTATCACAACTCGGTTACGGTGATGATAATCCCGGTTACTGTGTTGACCTTGAGGTTTTCCAATTAGGTAGAGATCAACAGAAACCAAATAAGACCCCTCAGTCAATGACTGCTCAGGGGCGTGATGGAATGGAAGTTATTCGCGGATATAAATTCTACGATGCATGGCCTTCTTCACTATCTGCAATCGATCTCTCTTATGAGTCGAATGATCAGATTGAAGAATTCACCGTAGAATTCCAGTATAACTACTATGAAGTCTCTAAACCAAGCCTTGATACTGGGGTTTGATAAATAATAGAGAAAGATTAGATTTTATACTATGACTCAGTTATTTGGGTTCTCAATTGAGGAGCGTAAGAAGAAAGAAAAACTTTTTTCGCCCGCTCCTCCAAATAATGATGAAGGCACCTCCACAGTTGCGGCTGGTGCCTATTTTGGTCAATATGTAGATATTGATGGAATTCCTAAAACTAATAATGATTTTGATTTAATTAAAAAATATAGAGAGATAGCACTACACCCAGAATGTGATAACGCTATTGATGACATTATTAATGAATCTATTAGTAGCGATTTAGATTTTGCTCCTGTAAATATTGAGTTGTCCAACTTAGAAGTTGGTGATAAAATAAAAAAACAGGTCAGAGAAGAATTTAGATTAATTCTTAAGTTATTGGATTTTGATAAAAAATGTCATAATATTTTTAGACGTTGGTATATCGACGGTAGAATGCACTACCACAAAATGATTGACTTTGAAAATCCTAAAGAAGGAATCAAAGAATTAAGATATATCGATGCTCTCAAAATTAAAAAAGTAAGAGAAGTTGTAAAGAAAAAAGAAACTCTTGCAGACGTAGAAAGAGGACCTGCAGGAGAAAAATTTGACTATGGTGAGGTACTTGAATACTATATGTACTTCCCACATGGATATAAATCATCTCAAGCAAAAGGGTTAAAGATTGCAGACGATGCGATATGTGCTGTAAGTTCTGGTTTGATGGATCACAACAGAAATAGTGTTTTATCATTCCTACACAAAGCAATTAAGTCTGTCAATCAACTCCGTATGATTGAAGATTCTCTGGTTATCTATAGAATGTCTCGCGCTCCAGAACGTAGAATTTTCTATATTGATGTTGGTAATCTTCCTAAGATGAAGGCGGAACAATACCTCAAAGAGGTTATGAACCGTTATCGTAACAAATTAGTATATGATTCAGCTACGGGTGAAGTTCGTGATGATCGTAAGCATATGAGTATGCTTGAAGATTTCTGGTTGCCACGTCGCGAAGGCGGTAGAGGTACTGAGATCACAACTCTACCAGGTGGACAAAATCTTGGAGAACTAGAAGATGTCAAGTATTTTCAGAAGAAACTTTATAAGTCTTTGAATATTCCTCTATCAAGATTGGAACAAGAATCATCATTTACAATCGGAAGATCAAATGAGATTACTCGTGACGAACTTAAATTTGCTAAATTTGTTGGTCGTCTTCGTAAAAAATTCTCCGAACTATTCCACGATCTTTTAAAGACACAACTTGTTCTTAAGGGTATCATGACCCTAGACGACTGGGAAGAATTGAAAGAAAATATTCAATATGATTATATTTTTGATAATCATTTTACAGAACTAAAAGATAACGAACTTCTAACTGAAAGATTAAACACTGTCGGTTTGATAGAACCATATCTTGGAAAATATTTTTCTGCTGAGTATGTTCGTAAACAAGTTCTTCACTTTACAGATGAAGAAATTGAAGAGCTAGATATTCAAATAGAGAAAGAAAAATCACTGGGAATTATTCAAGATCCTATGGCGATGATGGGTGATGAGATGGGTGGACAACTTCCTCCAGCAGAAGGTGGTGCGGAAAATGGTGGCGGCGGAGGTGACTTAGATAGTGCTTTTGCTGCTGCAATTTCATCTTCCGATTATAATAAAGGAAACATTTGATAAATAACAGAGTAGGTTGAGTATTATTATGACTACTGTATCAAAAGAAATTGTTGATTCGATTCTAAGCAAAGATAATTTTTTTGCAAATGAAAAAATTTATGATGCTCTGTACGGAAAAAGTTCTGAACAATTGCAGACTCGCAAAGTAGAAATTGCGAAACACTTCTTTGATCCTGATCAACATCAGGATAATGAATCTAGTCCCGAGAGTGAAACTCCTGAGGCGTCTGTTAATAGTGAAGAACCTGAAAAACAAGAAACCGAGGAAACACCAGAACAATGAAACTTATCTCCGAAGAAATTATAGACGTTCAATTTATTACCGAAGACTCTAGCGGTAAAAAAAGTCACTTCATTGAAGGAGTATTTCTTCAATCTGACATTAGAAATCGTAATGGTAGGATGTATCCATTTGATACTCTTGACCGTGAGGTTTCTAAATATAATGAAAACTACATTCAGCGAGGTAGGGCCTTGGGTGAACTCGGTCACCCTGATGGTCCAACCATTAACTTAGATCGAGTATCACATAAAATCGTATCATTACGAGCCGAAGGAAAAAACTTCATCGGTAAAGCAAAACTTCTAGAAACCCCTATGGGTAAAATCGCGAAGAATTTGTTAGATGAAGGAGTAAAACTAGGTGTATCTTCTAGAGGACTTGGATCTATTGAAAAGAGAGGTGATACTAATATCGTTAAAGATGATTTTATGCTCTCTACTGCTGCAGATATTGTAGCAGATCCTTCCGCACCTGATGCTTTTGTTGAGGGTATTATGGAAGGAGCAGAGTGGGTTTGGGATAATGGAATCTGGCATCAGTCAGACCTCGAAAGGGCCAAACACCATATCGAGTCTTCTTCAATGAACGACTTGACAGAAAGAAAGTTAAAAATGTTTGAAAGCTTTCTCTGTAACTTAAAAATTTCATAAATATTATTAGAAAATACCATTTTCTTCGAGGAGAAACCATGTCCGATAAAAACATTGAATTAGAAGAATCTTCGGTAACTGCTAACGCAAAAGCCGGCGATCCTATGCCAAAGATTGATAACACTGTACCAGGTCAGACTGGTTCTGCTGAAGATCTTGGTGGTCCATTAACTAAGCCTTCACCAGGTACTGAAGAAAGTCCAGGTAAGAAAGTTTCTGCGAAAGCATCGAAAGTTTCTAACGTGGTTAATAAAACTGGTGGTACACCAGATCCAATGCCAACCCTTCAAGGTTCCGCACCTGGACAATCTGGTGTTAAAGAAGAGACCGAAGAAGTAGAAGAAATTTCAATCGATGTCACCCAAGATGTCGAAGCACTTCTACAAGGAGAAGAATTCTCCGACGAGTTTAAATTTAAAGCAGCAACCATTTTTGAAGCCGCTGTTAAAGCGAAGGTTGTTGAAGAAGTAGAAAAAATTCAAAAGACTTTTGAAGAAAAGCTTCAGCAAGAAGTTGCTGAAGTTAAGGAGTCAGTAGAAACTAGAGTTGAATCACATCTTGACTACGTTGCAGAACAATGGGTCAAGGAAAATCAACTTGCGGTTGACACTGGTCTCCGCAGTGAATTGAGTGAAGAGTTTATCCTTGGTCTCAAGGGACTCTTCGAACAACATTATGTCGATATCCCTGAAGATAAGTATGATGTTCTCGGAGAAATGTCCGAGAAATTAGATGAAATGGAAGAGAAACTCAACGAGCAAATCGAAACAAACGTTAGTCTTAATGCGACTCTCGGAACTTATATTAGAAATGGAGCAATTGCAGAAATTTCCGAAGGTCTTGCTGAGACACAAAGAGAAAAGCTTGCCTCTCTCGCAGAAGGTGTTGAGTTCGTTAGTGAAGAATCTTATCGTGAAAAGATCGTAACGATCAAGGAAAACTATTTTCCTAGAACACAAGCTTCATCGTCTGAAGATCTTGTAACAGAAGCTCAAGTGATCTCTGAAGAAGGTCCTATGGCTGCGTATGCTGCCGCGCTTTCCAAATGGTCTACTTGAATTTTCTATAAATAATTCAGATTCCTAACATAACAAACAACTAGGAGAAAATCCCAAATGTATAATTCAGAAAACCTTCAAGAGAAGTGGGCTCCCGTACTCGAGCACTCTGGTCTTGATAACATCCAAGACAGTCATAGACGCGCAGTTACTGCTGTTCTTCTAGAGAACCAAGAACGTTTCATGCGTGAAGAGCGTGGAATGCTTAATGAGACACCAACCAACTCAGCTGGTACTGGTGGTTTCTCAGGTTCAGGTTCTAACCCACCTGTTGCTGGTTTCGATCCTGTTCTAATCAGCTTGATCCGCCGTTCAATGCCTAAGTTGATGGCATATGACATCTGTGGTGTCCAACCAATGTCTGGTCCAACTGGACTCATCTTCGCAATGCGTTCACAACGTGGTACTGACCGCGATGGTAATGGTGCGACTCCAAACGTATTCACCAACGAAGCATTCTACAACGAGACTCCTTCTGGATTCTCTGCTGATGACGGTGCATATTCTGCCGCAACTGGTGAGGATGCAACCAACCCTTCAGTTCTTAACGCTTCATCACCTGGTAACTATGCCGCTGTCGGTGGTATGAACACCGCGACTCAGGAAGCACTTGGATCTTCTGCAGGAACCGCTTTCCGCGAGATGTCATTCTCGATCGAGAAAGTTGCTGTTGAAGCAAAAGGTCGCGCTCTGAAAGCTGAGTATTCACTAGAACTCGCTCAAGACCTTAAGGCGATCCATGGTCTTGACGCTGAAGCAGAACTTGCTAACATTCTTTCTGCTGAAGTTCTTGCTGAAATCAACCGTGAAGTTGTACGTACAATCTACGTAACTGCAAAACCAGGTGCTCAGAACAACGTTGCTAACGCAGGTTCATTCGACCTAGACGTTGACTCCAACGGTCGTTGGATGGCAGAGAAGTTCAAAGGACTTATCTACCAGATTGAAAGAGATGCTAACGCAATTGGTCAAGAGACTCGTCGCGGGAAGGGTAACTTCATCGTCTGTTCTGCAGACGTTGCAAGTGCTCTAGGTATGGCAGGCGTTCTTGATTACGCACCTGCTCTAGGTGGTAACAACGGTTTGGCAGGTGTTGATGACACCGAGTCAACTCTAGTTGGTACACTTAACGGTCGTATCAAGGTCTATGTTGATCCTTACTCTGCTAACATTGCAGATGATCACTTCTACGTTATGGGTTATAAGGGTACTTCTGCATATGATGCAGGACTCTTCTACTGTCCATACGTTCCTCTCCAGATGGTCCGTTCCATCGGTCAGGACACCTTCCAACCAAAGATTGGTTTCAAGACTCGCTACGGCATGGTCGCGAACCCATTCTCCCGTGGAACCACTCAGTCAAGCGCTGCATTGACTGCAAACGCAAACGTCTACTACAGACGTACTCGCGTTCTCAACCTTATGTGATTCGTTTTTCACATTCTTTCGGAGGGTCCCAAAGGGGCCCTCTTTTTTTATAAATAGTTTCAAAACGTTATGGCATATTTTGCTGACAACCCAAACTGCCCATCTAACTTCCTGTCGGGAGCTGGATTTCAGTTTAGTCTAAAAAAATTGCCCGGTGTATCTTTTTACTGTCAGTCTGCTAATGTACCATCACAGAATCTAGCTGTTGCTATGCAAGCAACTAGATTCAATACAATACCAGAACCAGGTGATGAAGTAAATTATGATGATCTGACGGTTAGATTCCTGGTAGATGAAGACTTAAAAAATTACAGATCAATACACAATTGGATTAGATATCTAGGTCATCCAGAGTCAGATCAAGACTGGACTACATATGCTGATGGAGAGTCTTATCAAGAAAAACAATATAGCGATGGAATATTATTTGTATTAGATTCAAATTTCAATAGAAAATTTAAAATTTATTTTAAAGATCTTTTCCCAGTATCACTATCTGGATTGAATTTTGATTCTACATATACGGATACAGAATATTTTGCTGTTGATGCTACTTTTAAATTTACTATATTCGATATTGAGGAGGTAGGAGCGACTGGTTTTTTTACCCAAGCTGATACACCAACCGTATCTATCAGCCACACAGTAGATTCCAATAATAATGTTATACTAACTTGGAATTCTCAAAATGCATCATATGTTATTATTGACCAAGGTGTAGGAGAAGCATCAGTATTTGGAAGTGATACAATTCCGGCTGTAAATGTTAGTTCTAGAATGTCTAATGGGACATTAATTTATACAATTACTGCTACTGGACGTGGAGGAACTGCAACGGCATTCACTACAGTAAATATAGGAACTCCTGTCACTAACGCCACGATTGTTAATATTGCGGTCATTGATGAAAGTGATTCTCAGTCCCTTGCTGGAATGGAAACTAAGTGGACTAACTTTAGATCTAATTACCCAGATAGACCTTTTTATCTATTACAACCAGCTGAGTGTACAAATTATGATATTCTGAGGGCGCCGTTAAGTTTTATGGAGGAGACTGACCCAGCTACAATTACCAATGTCTGTGGTCAAGTAGAAGCAGCACAAGCAGATTACTTTGTAGTAACATATACATTTACTGACGGGCGTGATTTAGATACAAGAACTTATACAACTAGTCCTGATGTTGGTGGACCTCTCGGATGGGGAAGGGGATCAACAATTGGCAATCCAGCTTATGTAACTTGGGGCAATGACAATACTGGTCTTGGTGTAGAATCTGTGTTAATTGATATACCACAACTTTTAGTTTCTCATCCCAATGAAACAGAAATAACTTTGGATCTACGTGCATTCTGGTATGCTTCAACTGGAACAAATCCTGTTGTGGTAAATGTGACATCATACAAAGGAGGAGCTATGGTTAAATCTGGATTTAGTTGGGTTAACTTAACTGCTACAAATGTTTATAATACTTTCACATCATCTTCAAGACAAATTACAACAAGTAGTAGATCACAAGGAGAACCGGGTGAAAGAATTGCACTCATGACTATAAACTTTGTTCAAGGCA